TTCTGGGCTATCGTAGCCGTCGTTAAGAGTAGCTAACGTAGGCTTGGTGATTGGGTTTCGGTATGAGCTAAACATACCAGTACCACCGGCAAACTTAACTTTCGGAATTTTAGAGATAGCTTCTTTACTACCACCGAAATCAGAAATCAGTTTGTTGATACCGTCAATACCAGCGTTTGGCAAGGCAATGACAGCATTGATACCGTCTCCGGCAAGTTTTTTCATGCCGTCCCACATCTCACCGAAACCTTTTTTGACATTATCCCAAGTGTTCTTGAAGAAATTACCAATGTTGGTTAAGGCATCCGTGATTAGTTTGGTAATGTTAACACCAAATTTCTCTTGTGTTAACGCTCCGATTTCATCCCATTTTTTAGATAGGAATTTCTTAGAGTTTTCCCAACCTTCAAACCAGTTCTTATTGATGCCCTTGTGGTTCTTGTCAATATCCTTACCAAGAGCAATCATCGCTTCACTAGCATTACCCTTGATACCTTCCCACGTTTTAGATGCGAACTTCTTGACATTGTCCCACTTTTCGCCCCAATCTTTCTTAAGGCTACTCATGTGTTTTTCAACACCTTTAGCCATATCTTTGACACGGTCCACTGTGCCATCAACGAATTTCTTAAATTTCTTATTGTGCTTGTAAATTAAAGCGAATGCTCCAGCAATAGGATTGGCGATAAATAAAAGGACTTGTTTCCAGTCCTTTTTAAAGAAATCAATGATCTTACCAAAGATTTCTTTAGTAACCTTGAAGATTTTATCAAAGGCTTTCTTTGCAGCACTGAACATGCCGTCAACAAAGGCTTTGAATTTCTTGTTGTGCTTGTAAAGTAGCACTAGGGCAGTGATAGCCGTAGTTACTGCAACCACTATCAAACCAATCGGGTTGGAAGCCATTGCTAAGTTCATTGCCTTTTGTGCCGCCGTCATTCCAACTGTAGCTGTTCGCCAAGCATGAATACCTTTGACTACTGCCGTTATTCCAAGAGCGACCTTAGAACCTACAAAATAAGCAGCAAACAAAGAACCAACCGTTTTAATAGCCGTTTTATGTTCTGCGATGCCGCCTAATGCCTTAGATAGTGATGTGACTGGCCCTTTAGCCTTCTTACCATTGCCGGTCATGAGGTTGAAAGCACCAGCGACACCTTTAATCATGTCTATAGCAACTTCCCAAACACCACCAGCAAAATCTTTACCGATGCTGAATACTGCTCCTAAACTATCTTTAGTTTCCCTGAAGAAAGCTACAATCTTAGGGGCGTTGTTAGCAATGGTTTTACTAACGTTATCAACGACCTTGTTAAGGCCGTCCATGAAGCCGTTGAGCTTGTCGGTGCCACTACCTAGATTAAAGACCTTAGAAAAGGCATCCATGATAGTGCCTAGACCTTTGGAAACGTGTTCCCCTAAATCCTTGAATTTCGTTTCAGTGTTAGGGTCAGCAACCCAATCCCCAATCTGTTGCAAGAATGGGTTTTTCATTTTATCGATTGGGTCACGGAAAGCAGCGACCACCGCCGGCATACGAGACTGAATTGTTCTTTCAAGACCACCGATAGTGGTTGAGAAGTTAGCCGTCGCATCCTTGTATTTATCTTGCAACTCAAACAAGGCTTTCTGTGCCATCTCAGCGGTAATCTTACCGTCTTTTTGAAGTTCCGCATATTTATCTGCGGTCATGTCTGTAATCCCAAGCTCTTGTGCTGCCACTTCTTTAAGCTGGTTCTTCATTTCCGGGAAGACATTGATAATAGACATCATGTCTTGCCCTTGAACCTTACCATTGGCAATCATTTGAGCCCATTGGGTTGCGAAATTCTCAACGGCTGCATCGGTTTGACCAAAAGCGTCTTGCAAAGTCAAGATGGCTTGCGTTTGTTGTTTAGTCAACTCGGTATTGTGGGTAACGGCATAGAATTTCTGGTTCATACCATCAACCATTTCAGTTGAGTTAGCCGCTGCCTGTGCCATTTGGTTGGTCATATCGACCATTTTCTTACCTTCTTCGGCATTGCCCGTCAAGGTTAACCAAGTGGCATTCATGGTTTGTTGGTATTTAACATATTCAGCACTAGAATGTGCGATTTCGTCAAACTTACCTTTGATAGCTCCCAATGCGTTTTGGAAACCGTTGCTGATCAAGTTAGCTGCAAACGTAGCCCCGAAGATACCTTTTAAGCGTGAGGTTTTTGTTTCAGTCTCACTGACTTCACTACCTAAACGTTTAAAACTATCTTTCAAGCGTCCAATGAGTGAGCTAGAACGCTGGCTTTGCTCAATCTCGTCATTCAACTTATCAGCAGCATTGCGAGTGTGTGCTAGACTTGTCGCCGTTTCATCCAAGCGTTGCTTTTGCTTGCGATATTCATCGCTTGTTCTTCCGGACTGTTTAGCGACACGCTCAAGCATTTCTTTTTGGGTCTCGTACTGCTTGTTTAAGTTAGTAATCGAACCCTTGTATTGCTTGAGTTGTTCTTG